ACAGCTCAGCCGATTCGTGGTCACGGTGATGGCCTGGAGCGTCGGCCTCGAGTCCTGGATCGTGGACCGGTTCACGATCTCGGCGAGCGCAAGGCCTGAGGGTGACAAGTACGCCGGCCTCGAGCCGGCGGCGTTCGTCGAGGACTGGCACGTCCTGATCGACCAGGTCTGCGAGAAACGATACCGGACAGCGTCCGGGTTCGAGCTGTGCCCGCTGCTGACGCTCTGCGACTCCGGCGGCCGGGAAGGTGTGACCGACAAGGCCTACGAGTTCTGGCGCGTGATGAAGGCCAAAGGCCTCGGCAAGCGCTTCATGCTGGTAAAGGGCGTCGGCAACCTGAACGCGCCGCGCGTGCATCAGACGTGGCCGGATGCGCGCGCCCGCAAGGACCGCCAGGCAGGCCGCGGCGATGTGCCGGTGTGGTTGCTCAACGTCAACTCGATCAAGGACGGCGTCGCCGGCGATCTCGCCAGGCCGACACCGGGGCCGGGTTACGTGCACCTGCCGGACTGGCTGCCGGATGCGTTCTTCTCGGAAGTGACGGCGGAAATCCGGACACCGAAGGGCTGGGTGCGCGAAGGCAAGACCGCGAACGAGGCTTTCGACCTGCACACGTACAACCGCGCGGCATGCATCATCCTGAAGGCTGAAGCGATCAACTGGAACAAGCCGCCGCTCTGGGCGGCACCGATCGCGGTGCGTGCACAGCACGCCGCGGACAAAGCCACGACGAAGCGACCGCCGGCACCACGGAGAAACTGGGTCAAGCAATGGTGAACATCCCGAAAGTTCTCATCGCCGGCGACAGCTGGAAATGGACCGCCGACTATGGCGATTTCCCGGCCCCGACCTGGGATGCAACCGCGTACTTCGAGAATGCGGCGCAATCCTTCGAGGTTGCAGCGAGTGCCAGCGGAACGTCGCAAGTTTTCGCAGAAACTGCCGGCAATACGGCGGGTCTGAAGGCCGGCAGCTATTACGTCCAGGTCAGGGTGACCGACGGCGGCGAGTCGAAAACGGTCGAGGCGAGCTGGTGTGACGTCAAGACGAACCCGGCTGGCGAAGCGAAGGTTGATCACCGCTCCTGGGCGCGCCGTACGCTCGATGCGATCGAGGCGTTCCTCGAGGGTAACGCCACGACGGCGCAGGCCTCGGTCAGCATCGGTGGCCGCACCCTGTCGCGCTGGTCGCTCGCTGAGCTCATGCAGCTGCGCGATCAGTTGAAGGCAGAGGTTCGGACCGAAGAGCAGGGCTCACAGGCCGGCCTCGGCCGGGACATCAAGGTGCGCTATGGCCAGCCATAAACCGAAGCTCCGCTCACGGATCTCCCGCGCATGGTCGACGCTGCTCGGTCGCCCGCAGACGCGCATGTACGCGGCCGCCCGGCCATCCCGGCTGCGCCTCGACAACCTGGCGACCGACACCAGCGCCGACACGCAGCTCGTCTCGAGCCTGACGCAGCTCCGCGCCCAGTCGCGGAAGCTCTGCCGCGACGTGAGCTATGCGAAGCGGGCAAAAACGCTGGTCATCAACAACATTATCGGCCAGGGCATCGGCGTGCAGGCCGAGGTAAAGACGACACGGGGCGAAGCGGCGAAGCGCGTCAACGACGAGATCGAGACCCGTTGGACGGAGTGGTGCAGGGCGGAGAACTGCCATACTGGGGGGCGCCTGTCGTTCTCGTCGTTCGAGCGCGCACTCATGGGCCAGGTGTTCGAGGCCGGTGAGGTGTTCGTCCGCAAGCACTACCGGCCTTTCGGAAAATCACAGATCCCGTTCGCCCTCGAGCTCATCGAAGCCGAACGCATCGCGGACGACCGGGTTGCACCGTCGTTCCGGGTGCCAGGCCGAAACGAATACCGGATGGGTGTGGAGGTCGACGAGTTCTACCGGCCGGTCGCGTACTACATCCGCAACCGGCATCCCGGCGAGCTTCGGTTCTACGACGGGTCTCCGGAAACCTACGAGCGGGTGCCAGCGGATCAGATCATTCACCTGGCGACGGGCGACCGCTGGCCGCAGACCCGCGGCGAGCCGTGGATGGCATCGTCGATCAACACGTTCAACGATGCTGCCGGCTACGTCGAGGCAGAGATCACGCGGGCGCGCGTGCAGGCCTCGCAGCCGTGGACGATTGAAACGCCGAACGACATAGGGTCTTTCGGCGAGGAACAGGCGGACGGCTCGGTCGAGATGACCGTCGAACCCGGCATCGCGAAACGCCTGAACCCGGGCGAGAAGATGAACGCGCCAGCGATCAATTCCCCGAGCGCCGGTGTTGAACCGTTCATGCGCTACCTGCTCCGGGATATCGCAGCAGGCGTCGGTCCGAGCTACGAGTCGCTGTCGAAGGACTACTCGCAGTCGAACTACTCGAGCTCGCGCCTGGCGCTCCTCGACGACCGCGACCTGTGGCGCGTGTTCCAGTGCTGGTTCATCGAGGCCTTCCGGGCGCCGGTGCACCGCGAATGGATGCAGCAGGCGGTCATGGCCGGGGCCTTCCAGTCCTTCACGATCACGCAGTGGGCGCTCGATCGCGCGAAGTACGAAGCCGTGCGGTTCCGCCCGCGCGGCTGGTCCTGGGTCGACCCGACGAAAGAAGTGCAGGCATTCAAGGACGCCGTGCGCTGCGGTTTCATGACCCTGCAGGATGTGGTCTCGTCGAGCGGTTCCGACGTCGAGGAAGTCTTCGACCAGCGCAAGCGAGAGGTCGAGCTCGCCGAATCCTACGATCTTGCGTTCGACACAGACGTCGTCTCGGAAGTCGAACTCGCCGAAGCGACCAAACCGGATCCACCGCCGCCGGATGAGAGCGAAGAGGAAGACACCAACGAACCCGCCGAACGGCGGGTTTTTCGCATTCAGTAAAGAGGTTTCGCAATGGATGATTTGAAGCTCAAGCCGCAAACGCGGCAGGTCGACGCTGCGTCGATCGAGATTCGCGAGGAAGACGAGGGCGAAATGATGGAAGAAGTGACGATCAAGGCGCCGCAACTGACTCGTGAAATGAACGTGTCGGAGTTTGCGGCTCGCGCCGAGAAGTCTGGGCCGTATCGCATCGCGTTCTCCGCATCGTCGAGCTATCCCGTGTCGCGTTTTTTCGGCGATGAAGTTCTCGACCACTCTGGCATCCGCCTTGACAGGGTCAAGCGTGGCGCCGTGCCATTGTTGTTCAACCACGACTTTTATCAGCCGCGCGGCATGGTCGATACAGCGAGGGTCGAGGGTGATCGGCTCCTCGTAGAAGCGCATCTGTTCGATACGCCAGAAGCCAACGAGCTGCGAGCGATGATTGACGGCGGCCTGCGCAACGTCTCGCTCGGCTATCGACTCCACCGTGTTGAAGAGCGTGAAGACGGCGCGGTCATGGTTCGAGATTTCGAACCCTACGAAATTTCAATTGTGACGGTCCCGGCTGATCCGACGGTAGGCATCGGTCGGTCAGCCGAAGAATTTGAGGTTCGGATGATCCGAGCCACGACAACCACCGAAAGTACCGAAGTATCAATCAAGTCGGCGCAAGCCGTAGGAGGAAATACCATGTCCGACAAGGACACCGCCGCGGCGGGCGCAAGCGCCGATCAGAAAGTCTCCGCCGTCCAGGCAGAGAAGGAGCGCCGCGAGGCCATCGCCAACATCTGCAAGTCGAACAAGATCGACTCGCGGGTCGAGGCTCGGTGGGTCGAGGAAGGCACGCCACTCACCCAGGTGGCGAAGGAAGTGCTCGACGTCATGGAAGAGCGGGGTAAGGCCCGTCCGGCGGTCGTTTCGGAACTCGGCCTGTCGAAGAAGGAGTCGCAACGGTACAGCCTCTTCAAGGCGATCCGTGCGCTGCACTACGGCTCGAAGGACCAGAGCGCCGTCGCGGCGGCCGCGTTCGAGATCGAGTGCTCGAAGGCGCTGTCGGACAAGCTCAACCGGGGCGGCGGCAATACGCTGCTGGTGCCGGCTGAGGTCCTGACCCGCTCCATGTCCCAGGAGGTCATGCAGCGCGCAATGGCGACGACACCGGGCGCGAAGGGCGGTTACCTGGTCAATGTCGAGAACATGGGCTTCATTGACATCCTGCGCAACCGCAGCGTCGTCCGTAATCTCGGCGCCCGCGTCCTTTCTGGTCTCGAGGGGAACGTTGTGTTCCCGCGTCAGACCGGGGCGGCGACGCTCACGTGGCAGGCCGGCGAGCACACATCCGTGACCGCCACCGACCAGGCGCTCGGACAGCTGAGCCTCACGCCGAAGACCGCCATCGCGATCACCGACGTGAGCGAGCAGCTGCTCCGGCAGTCCTCGCCCTCGGCCGAGCAGTTCGTGATGAGCGACCTGGCCTCCGTCGTAGCCATCGGTGTCGACCTGGCCGCACTCAAGGGCACGGGCGGAGCGCAGCCGATTGGTATCTACAACACCACCGGTGTCGACACCGGCCAGGATGCCGCGACAGCCACATACGCCAAAATCCTGGCGTTTCCGGAATCGGCAGGCAGTGTCAACGCGATCCGTGGCAACCCGGGCTGGGCGACGACCATCAGTGGTGCATCGATCCTCATGCAGCGTGCTCGGTTCTCCAATACGGACACGCCGCTGTGGGAAGGCAACCTGCTGGATGGTACCTGCGTCGGGTTCCGCGCCATGTCGACCCAGCAGCTCGCATCCGGCGAACTGATCTTCGGTTCGTGGGACGAGCTCGTGATCGGCGAATGGGGCGTGCTCGAGCTCGCTACCGACATTGGCGGCACGCGCTTCAACACAGCGACCGTTGGCATCCGGGCTATGTGGATGGTGGACGTCATGCTCCGCTACCCGCAGGCGTTCGTGGTGTCGACCAACCTGAGCTGAGGCGATGAAAGTCCGCGCACTGAGGGGCGTCTGCGCCGGCGTCGGCCAATATCTCAAGGCTGGCGACGTCGTGGATCTGGACCCCGGAACCGCGAGCTTTCTGGTCAATCTCGGCAAGGCAGAGTACGTCACGGAAAAACCTGCGGCGGCAACGCCGCAGGCCTCTGCCCAGGTGGCGGCCAAGGTCGAGGATCCTCCCGAAGAGGAACCCCAGATCGAGGACGAGCCACCTTCGCCGCGACGCCGGAAAACCACCAAGTAATCCCAACCGTGCAGTCGCCCGGGATTCCGGTGCACGGTAAAACCACACAAAGGACACGAACATGCTACTCAATCAAGCTTCAGCAGCGACGGCGACGTCGCTGATCGATTCCGTCTCCGCCGCAAACACCGCGGCCGCCACCAGCGGCTCCGGCAAGTGGCTGGACGTACGACCCTACGACGGCGAGATTCTGGTCACCCAGCAAATCGGTGCCGTCACCGGCAGCATCACCGGCAAACTGCAGTCCGGATCCGACGCGAACGGCACCGGCGCTGCGGACATCTCCGGTGCCACGTTCACGGCCGTCAGCTCGGCGAACAATACGCAGACGGTCGTGGTGGATCCGCGCAAGGTCGTCGGCGGGTTTCTGGGCTACGTTGGGACGATTGTCACCGGCCCGGCACTGGTCAGTATCGTCGCGTCCGGCAAGAAGCACGTCGTCTGATGTTCTCGGAAGCCGATCGCCTTGACATGCTCAAGGCGCTCGGCGCTGAGACGTTCGACACCGGCCATGCCTCGCCCCTGTGGGGCGTCCTCGAGGGTGAGTACAACGAGCCGGCGCTGACCGGTATCTCCATCGAGGGCGAGGTCCGCTGGATCGAGGCCCGGCAGTCGGACGTTGATGCGCACGGGCTCATCAAGGGCAGCCGGCTGACCCGGATCGGAACCGGTGACGACCTGTTTGTCCGTCGCCTGGAGCCGAACCGCAGCAGCGGCTTCGTCCAGGTCTGGCTGACGTCATGACACACCTGCGCCAGCAGATCCGAGACGCGGTCATCCAGGAACTGGATCCGCTTGCCGCCCAGGGCTACCTGGTAACCGCCCGCCGGGTGATCTCCCTCTCCGTGACCGAACTGCCGGCCATCGTGGTCGGCTTTTTCAATCCCGGCGGAGGCGCCATGGAGCAGGCCGAGCAGGTCAGCATGGGCAACCAGGCGACGATCGGAAGAGTCGCGAATCTGGTGGTGAGCGCAATCGTCAGGGACGACGAGGAGTTCCTGGACGACACCCTCGAAGCGCTAGCCGAGCAGATCGAAACGCACATCACGGACACGCATGGCGGCCGTGCGAAATTGACGATCCTGGAATCCACGGAAAAGGAGTTCTCAGAGATCGACGACATACCGGTGGCCGCCATCACCCTGAATTTTCGAATCACTTACCACACGACATCGCACTATCCGTCGTCGCCGCTTTGAGGAGCAAACATGGCCGACCTATCAGTTACCCCCGCCAACGTCGTCACCGTTGACGGTACCGTTCGCCGCGGCGTAGCCGGCGGCACCGTCACGGCTGGACAGCCGGTCCGGTTTTCGAGCAATGAGCTTATTGCCGCCACCGACGCAAGCGCTGCGGGCGCGGCCGTTGCCGGCATTGCACTGCATGGTGCCTCGGACAACCAGCCGCTCGCTTACCAGACCACCGGCACGATCAACATCGGCGCCACGGTTGCGGTCGGCAAGGTCTACGTCTTGTCGACGAGCGGCGCGATTGCGCCGGTCGACGATATCGCCGGCTCCGAGTTTGTAACGGTGATCGGTGTAGGCGTCACTGCCGCGAATATCAAGCTCGGACTCTGCACCAGTGGCGTAGCTGCCGCGGGCGCTGTCGCGTAATCAGCCCACAACGTAAGCCAATCCCGAACCCGCCGAAAGGCGGGTTTTTTTTCGCGCATAGGAATCAGAAACCATGACGACCAGAACTGGCAACCAGGGCTACCTCACGGCCGATGGCACGGCGATTGCCGAGCTCAAGTCGTGGTCGCTCGAAATGAACGCCGAACAGATCGACGACACCGCAATGGGCGACACGTACAAGACGAGCCGCAGCGGCATGCCGAGCGCCAACGGGCAGATCGAATGTCACGCCGACCACGCGGACGCGGGGCAGAACTCGCTCCTGCCTGGCCAGACCGTCGACCTCGTGCTCTACCCGGACGGGAACTCGACCGGCAATGAGCGGATCTCGCTCACCGCCCAGATCACCGGCCGGAGCCGCAGCGGGGCCATCGACGCGATCCAGCCGCACACCTTCAACTACTCGCTGTCCGAGGGCACGGTCACCTTCGATACGGTGCCATGAGCAAGCTCGGGGACCAGGTACGGGGCCGCCTCGAGCGGCTCGCGAAAAAGATCGAGGTCGCGGAGTGGGGCGAGGACGGAGAGCCGCTGGCGCTCTACTTCTACCCGCTCTCGATCAACGACTCGAAGAAGATCAGCGCCCACGTCAAGGGACTGTCGGACCAGTCTCGGGAGATGGAGTACGTCTATTTCATCGTGTTCAACGCCCGCACCGAGCACGGTGAGCTCGCCTTCGACCTGGCTGATGTGGAGTGGATCAGCAACCAGCCGCTGAACCTGATTGTTGACGTCTACCTCAGCGCGAACGACCGGAAGGGATTCTCCGAAACCCTAAAAAAATGAAGGCCGATGCGGCCCTGTTCGAGAGTTACGCCGTGGCGCATCGGCTGGGCATTGGCGTAACCGCCCCGCTGTCCTGCATCGACGATATGGACGCCGACGAGTTCGACAGCTGGTGCGCGTATTTCATCCTGACCGGTGAACCCCTGCGAGTGAAGTCCTGATGCCCGTTTTCCCAAAAGCCAAGTTTGAGATCGTCGCCGACGACAAAACGAAAAAAGGCGTCGACTCCGCGAACTCGAACCTAGAGCGGCTGAAAAAGCAGATTAGCCTGACGGGCGTTGCGTCCGTGGCGGCCGCCGGGATTGGCGGCCTGGCGGTTCTCACCGCTGCCGGCATCAAGCTGGGCACGGAGCTGGCAGAGTCTTCGGCAAAACTCGGCATCACCACTGAAGCACTGGCGGGACTGCGGCACGCTGCGCGGCTGACAGGTGTCGAGGCCGGAACTCTCGACTCCACCCTCAGCAAGATGACCCGGAGCATCGCGGAGGCCGCGAGTGGCAGCGGCGCGGCGAACGGGGCATTGAAAGAGCTCGGACTGTCGGCGGCGGAACTAAACCGGCTTACGCCGGATCAGCAGTTTGCCAAGATCGCCGAGCAACTCTCGAAGGTAGGAACGCAGGGCGACAAGGCACGGCTAGCAGTCGACA